GGATATTAACTCTCTCAACTCACTGACTATATCGAAATAATCAATGGTGTTATATTTGCTAGTTAATTCTCTTAATTTGAGAATATTATCGCTTACAACTCTTTCTGAAAACATGGCTTTAGTTTTATAACTTTATTTTTATTCGCTAATTAGATTATTCTTTAATTCTATCAACTTAGAAAATCTAGGAGCAAAGTCGCTTTCGTTTAAGTTCTCTTTGTCTTCTAGCAACTTTCCCTTGACTCTTAATAATCGCTCTTTTGTTTCAGCGTCTCCTTCTTTAATAAGACCATCAACCAAATCCATACACTCAGTAACTGTTTTAACATAAAGCTCTTTTTTGATACCGAAGTCTGAATTAATTAGCGTTTTAATTATTATCTTATCATCTACCGATAGTGTATCGTACTTCTCATTGTACTTCTCAGTCATGAGCTTGGTTAATATACTAATCGGCATGTTAATACTTTCTGTAACTTCTTTTGGTTTATTTGAGGTAACGTAGGCAGTTACCACCTTAATTTCGTCGGTAACATTACCAACGTTATTAGCTGTTCTTTTGACAAAGATTAGGTTTGATAATGATTCATGAAGTTTTGATAATTCATAATCACCACTTAGCTCACCTAAAAGGCTTCCCAATTTTTGGTTTTCTTTTAAGATAAGAGCCTTATCGTACTTATCTAATAATTTGATGTTTTCTGTTATGAAAAGATTAGCGGAGAACGAATCGTTATCCACTTTGTTCTCAATATTGTGATAAACTAAAAACTCCGTTCTTAGCACTTCACTCTCTTTTATTGTCTTGATGTATTGTTTAAACAATTTCTTGCTAGCATCGTCTTTTTTTCCGATGCCCTTTATTAACAACTCATTAAAACCGTTTTTAATCTTTCCAAAATTTTGCATTATATGTGCTTTAATTAATAAATATCGTTATTCTCTTAAAAAAATTCTTACTCAGCTAACATTTTATCAATATCGCCAATCATGCTATTCACACTCTCATTGATTCTGACATTTTTGTCATAGACTTTGACCTTTTCTGGCCCTTTTTCGGCCTTATTTGACATACTAATCAATCTATCAATAAACTGACCTTTATATTTTTCGGTCCTATGATTTAATCTTTCAGTCAAAGCAGCTTTCTGCTCAGTCAAAATCTTTTCAACTCTTTTAATACCTTCAGCGGTTGTTTTTGGTTCAGCAGCTGGTTCAGCCTCAGCTCCAATGTCGGTACCAGCCTCAGGTGTGCCGTCATCTTCGGTTCCAGCACCAGCATCAGTTCCACCAGTTTCACCACCAAGACCTTCTTCATCACCTTCTTCATCGCCACCAAAATCTAAATCAGTGTCAGCAGTTCCACCACCACCGAATCCACCACCTAATCCACCACCACCGCCGCCAGCTCCACCTTCTTCACCATCGGCTGGGGCACCACCACCTTTAAGTGCTAGGTCCATATCGCCGTAGATTCTATCAACTACGTCAAACATACCTGTATGTTTAATAACAGCCGATGAGTTAGCCAATTCAGCAGCAGCTGCTTTTTCCATTCTTTGTTCTAATAAATCTTGTTTGATTTCATCATCAGACCAGCCTAATATTTCTCTGTGGCCACGTGTCATTGACATTGTACCGAAACCATTTCCAGCATCGCTAACAGCGTCCTTGTATAAGGTAACCTTCTGCTGAGTGTGTTCAATCTTAAGCATCTCAGCTTGTGTTGATGGGTTATTCAATGTAAGACTAAAGTTATCTAAGTCTTCGTCGAAGCCTAACAAGTACAAGTGAATTATAACAATCTTATTCAACTCTTGTAACATAGCTTGTTGAATTCTATTAACCGTCCTAGAGAAACGAATATCTTGCAATGCTAAGTTCTTACCTTCGCCAGTTGGTTCTTCGAAACCTAAGAATGACTTCGGTACTCTTAATGCAGTAAATAATTTTCTTTGTAGGTATTCGATATCAGCAATTTGGTCCAAATTAGAATTTTTAATGAAAACCCCACTATCGGTAGCAAATGTGTGATAATTATGAATTAATTCATCACCATCAACTGTAATTGTTCCTGTATTTTGTGTTTCATCTAACCATTCAATATTAATGATTTTGTGATTATAGTTAGATTCAGACTCAACTAATTGGTTCTTATCAATATAATACCTCCAAGCCCTAACGTTTTTATACCCTAATTCTTCGGCAGTTACTTTACACCAATCTCTATAGTTTTTAAACCCACGTTCTTTTAACATCTTATCTAAATGGTTTCTAGTAAATTCGTTTAGATTAGTCATAGAGCTTCTAATTTCTTTATTCGAATTGATAAACTCATACATGAAATCATTATTACTATTTAACTCAACTAATGTCAAGTCAGCTTTGCCGTATAACTTAAACATTTCTAAGAACATATTATAAAGTTCATCGCTGAATGTAATTATTTGCTTTTTACTAAATACCTTATCTCGATATTCATCAGTCTCCCAATTAGTTTTAGCTATTTCTGAAAATTTAGATTTGAAGTCATCCGTTGATTTAGTCTCACTAATTGCTTTACCTCTTGATTTAATAATATCTTCCTTGTTTGGATTATTATTATTAAATGTCTCATTAGCCTTATCTCTTGAATTAATTGAATTCAATTTAGACTGTTCTCCTCTAATAACTCTCTCTTCATCAGATAAATTAGAAATATAATCGTTAACACCTTTGGTTATTTTAATTATATTTTCTTCTGGGTTAGACCATATTGTATCCATAATCACACTTTGGTGGTATCTCATATGGTCGGCACCATTCATCCAAACTAGATTAGATGGATTATTATTAAATCTATTATGGTCTTTATGGTGTCTTATTTGTTTAACTTCATTAACATATTTATCATCGTGAAGAAACTCTTTAATTAGTCCAGTATCACCTAATGAATTAGTAACCATTCTATGAACAAAAACCCATTCTTGTTTAAATGAATCCCAAACCCTAGTATAATCTCCATTAGTATTTGTTTTTATTTTTTTCTTGTCAGTGTAAAATGGCATCAATGAATCACCAACTAATAAATTTTGTGCTTCCACAAACCCTTTAGTTCTATGAACCCACTTGTGGTCTGGAGTTGTTGTAATTGATTCACCGTTATCCAATGTAATTTTAACCACCTCAGCATCCTTTCTAGTTTCACCAGCCCAAGTAATCATACCAGCCGCTAATTCACCAGTTTTCGGGTCACACGAATAAACCCAAAGGTCTCTATTTCCATTATCCCATTCTTTAATTATATCTTGTAATTCAAGAGTTCTTCCATCTAATAATGGTATACGTGTATCTAATGCAATACAAGCACCTGGTAGGGTATCGATTGGGTTCGGAGCATCCTCACTTCTAACTGGAATAAAATAATCTTGGTCGTTAGACAATTGATTATATCTCAAGTCCATCTGGCCCGTCTGTGGGTCAACGATAGGTGTCCTCTTAAATCTGTTTGCAATTGCATTTACGTATGGTTCAACATCCTTGTCATCCATGTTACCAACGTATATTTTATAAACTCTTCTCTCTGGGGCTCTAGTTACACGGTAAACCAACATTGCATCTTCCGATAACAATAATTGCTTCCATATTCTTCTAGCCTTTTCCAACACAGATGTACCGTAAGGTAATCTTCTGTCATCACCCAATAATCTAAAGTGGGCCATCTGCCAAGAATTGAACTCAACATCTCTGCCTCTCCAATAAAACTTAACCTTGTCGGTTCCAGCCTCAGCACTTTCTTGTTGTGTTAATGTATCGAACAAGCCAGCCTCTCTTCTTTCCATTTCATAGTTCGGCATTTGCTTAGCACCAACAACACCTCGTCTATCGTCGATGTTAAGGTATACGAAGTTATCACCGTACTTACAGTTGGATAAAAATACACCAGAAGTTCTTGAATATGAACCATTTAAATCTTTACCTAATACTGGAAAATTATGTCTATCGTGTTCTCCATTAGGCCCAACAGCTTCTAAACAATACACATCTGATGTCTCATTTAATTTAACAACAGAAACAACTTTATGATTTAATAAGGTTTTTTCTTTAGTTTTCCCTAAATAGATTGCCTTAGCTTTAATATATAACCTATCAATCACCAAGCTTGGTTTAATTGACAACACAAAATCAAAATAATTTTGGTTTGTTTTTCTAAATAATACCTTAGTTAATGTTGTTGAGTTAATTGATTTAGAAATA